GCAATTAGAGGTAAATCTATTTCTTTTCTATATCTTGATGAGGTTGCGTTTATTGAAGGATTTGATGAATTCTTTGCTTCAGTATATCCAACAATTTCATCAGGTCAAAGTACAAAGTTATTAATGACTTCAACACCAAATGGATTGAACCATTTTTGGAAAACTTGTAAAGGTGCCAAAGAAGGTACTAACGGTTATGAGTTTGTTGAAGTTATGTGGTATGATGTTCCAGGTAGAGACGAACAATGGAAAGATGAAACTCTTGAAGCATTAGATTTTGATAACGAAAAATTTAATCAAGAGTACTGTTGTCAATTCTTGGGTAGTTCAGGTACTCTTATTAGTGGTGCCAAATTAAAAGAACTAGCACCATCCAAACCAATTACTGAAAGTGAAGGTATTACACAATACGAAAAAGCAATACCTAATCATTCATATGTTATGACAGTTGATGTGTCAAGAGGTAAAGGCCTTGATTATTCAACATTTACTATGATTGATGTAACTGAAATGCCATACAAACAAGTATGTTGCTTTCAGGACAATACTATAAGTCCAGTTGACTTTGCCTCTGTTATATATAGAATAGGGCTGATGTATAATGAGAGTGCTATATTAATAGAAATCAATGACATCGGTGAGCAGGTTTCTGATGTACTCTTAATGGACTACGGCTATGAAAATCTTCTTTTCACTGAAAATGCCGGCCGATCCGGTAAACAAGTTTCAGGTGGTTTTGGAGGGAAGAGAGCAGATCATGGAATAAGAACAACCCGACAAGTAAAATCAAAAGGTTGTTCTATATTGAAATTATTAATTGAACAAAATCAGTTAATAATACAAGATTATAATACAATACAGGAGTTATCACGTTTTAGTAAAAAAGGTAATTCTTACGAAGCTGAATCTGGAGCTAACGATGATCTCGTTATGAATCTAGTATTATTTGCTTGGTTATCTGACCAACGATTCTTTAGAGAATTAACAGATATCAATACATTAGCAGCATTGAAAGAAAAAACTGAACAACAGCTTGATGAAGAATTACTACCTTTCGGATTTATTGATACAGGGGATCCATTACCAGATGAACAAGGATGGATTGAGTACAGACCTGAAAGAACTTTTGAAGTGTAGTTTAAATTATTATAAATAAAACTGTGATAACTATAAATTAGTAAATAGGTTTAAAATAGATAATATTTAAAGGAGAATAATATGGCTTTTTCCGTAAGTCCTTCCGTAATTGTTCGAGAGGTGGACGCATCAGCATCGGTTCCTGCCATCGCAACACCACCTGCAGCAGTAGCTGGTGTATTTAGATGGGGCCCGGTAGGTGAAGCAATACTTGTTTCTTCAGAGAATGAATTAGTTCAAAGATTTGGTGAACCCAATGATAATAACTATGAGACGTTCTTTGTAGCAGCTGATTATCTTTCATATGCAAATGCATTATGGGTTGCTCGTGCAGATAATGGAGCAGTTACTGCTTCTGCTTCTGATACTTCAAGCTCAAATACTCAACTTCATGTATATGGTGCATTTGATGCATTATATCCTGGAGAGTTAGGTAACTCATTACAGGTTGCGTATGTTAAAGATACAAACTTTGAAGCTGATCTTATTGAAGTAAGTAATATTACTTCATCAAGAATCACAGGTAATACTTCCATTAACCAAACAATTGCTTTTAATGCTACTTCAGTTGAATTTGAAGTTGCACCAGCATATAGAATTGATACTACAACAATTGATGCAGGTGATATATTTGTCATCGGTAACGATTCAGTAGGTTATCAATCAATACCAGTTTCTTCAATTGTTGAAGAATGGAGAGATTCTGCAGGCGATGAAACTGCTAACACCAGTTTAGTTACATCATATGGATATACTATTACTTTAGGTCAACCATACAGATTAGCAGAGACAGAATTAAATAAATTAAGTATTACAAAGAAATGGGCATTCTCAGGATTATTTGGAAAAGCTCCAGCAACAGGCAATTTCCATATTGCTGTTATTGATGAAGATGGTTCAATATCCGGAACACCAGATACTGTATTAGAAATTTATTCTGATGTTTCTACATCACAAAGTGCAAAACTATCAAACGGTAAAACAAATTACTATAAAGAAGTAATTGCTCAAGAATCTTCTTGGGTTACTGTTGCTAATACTACTCACTTCGAAGCTCAAACTTCTGAATATGAATCATTAGCATTAGGTACAGATGGTAGAACAGAAACTGCAGCAACATTAGCCGACCTTGCCGGTGCCTACGATTTATTCAAATCTTCAAATGAGATTGATGTATCTTTCGTATTACAAGGTAAAGGTGACGATAGTGGTAATCTTGCTACATACCTTATTTCAAATATTGCTGATTACAGAAAAGATGCAGTTGCGTTTATTTCGCCTGCTAAATCAGATGTTGTTGATGAAAGCAAATCTGAAGCTAAATTAGCAAATATTATTGCATATAAGAATAGCTTACCAAGTTCTTCTTACTATGTAATGGATTCAGGTTATAAGTATAGATATGACAGATATAATGATGTATACAGATATACCCCACTTAACGGTGATATCGCAGGTCTTGCTTCAAGAGTTGAACCTTTTGAATCTCCTGCCGGTTTCCGTAAAGGTGTAATCAAGAATGTTGTTAAACTTGCCTTTAATCCTAATAAGGCTCAAAGAGATCAACTATACAGTGCAAATGTTAACCCAGTCATGGCACAAACAGGACGAGGAATTGTTTTATTTGGTGATAAGACAGGATTAGGTGCTAATAGCGCATTCGATAGTATCAACGTTAGAAGATTGTTTATTGCGGTAGAAAAGGCAATTGCCAATGCTGCAGAATCATTCTTATTTGAATTGAACGACGAGTTTACTCAAGCTCAATTTAAAGGAATTGTTGAACCATTCTTAAGAGACATTCAAGGTAAAAGAGGTATTGTTGATTTCAGAGTGGTATCTGATACAACAGTAAATACACCGTCTATTATTGACCAAGGTAAGTTCAGAGCTAATATCTTTATTAAGCCTGCACGTTCAATTAATGTAATTGAATTAACCTTCGTGGCAACAAGAAGCGGCGTTGAGTTTGATGAAATTGTTGGGTCATTAGCCTAATAAATAATTTTTAATAAAGGAGAAAAAGAATGGCATTTAATATCAATGAGTTCAAATCCCAGTTAACTGGCGGTGGCGCTCGTGCTAACCTTTTCCAAGTTCAGATTCTCAACCCTGTTGACCCAGTTGCTGATTTTAAAGTTCCATTTATGGTAAAAGCAGCAAACATACCGTCATCAGATGTATCCTCTTTTAAGGTTTCTTATTTTGGAAGAGAGATTGCATATTCTGGTTCTAGAAAATTCTCGACTTGGCAGGTAACTGTAATTAACGATGAAGATTATCAAATTCGTAACGCATTTGAAGCTTGGATGAATGCAATTAATTCGCATCAAACTAACATCTCGGGTTTACCTCAAGATTATAAATCTGATGCATTAATTACACATTATAGTAGAAATGGAGATCCATTGAGATCATACAAATTTGAGGGATTATTCCCAACATCAGTTAGCACAATGGCAATGACATGGGATGGAGCTGACGCAATTCAGGAATTCACAGTTGACTTCGACTACGACATGTGGACAGTTGAAGGAAATACTGGTATTCCTACTACATAATTAAATAGGTGATATTTTGAAAATTTTTGGCTTTGATATAAAGAGGGCAGAAGAGGAGACTACACTTCCAGTCTCCTTTGCTGAACCTTCTAATGATGATGGAGCGATTACCGTTGGTAATGCTCTAGGTGGTTTTTATAATACGATACTTGATATGGAAGGTTCCGCTAAAACGGAATCTGAGTTAATTACAAGATATCGTCATATGGCAATGCAGCCTGAAGTTTCTCAGGCTATTGATGACATTGTTAATGAAGCAATTAGTGTTGATACTAATGATAGAGTTGTTGAAATCTCTTTAGGAGAAACAGATCTACCAGATAAAGTAAAGAAAAGTATTATTAATGAATTTGATAACGTTCTTGCATTATTTGACTTTACTAATAATTCATATGATATGTTTCAGAAATTTTATGTTGATGGAAGATTAAATTATCATATTATTATTGATCCTGAAGATGTTAAGAAAGGTGTATTAGAATTACGTTATGTTGATCCTCGAAAACTAAAATTAATTCGAGAAGTTGATAAGAAACAAAAGGACAAGCATTCAGGAATACCTGTTAAGAAAGTTAAAAACGAGTATTACATGTATTCTGAAACAGGGTTCCAAAATACAAGTACAGGTGGAGTAAGTTCTCCAGCAAGTAGTACTTCAGGAATCAAGATTGCTAAAGATAGTATAGCTCGAGTAACATCGGGCTTAATGAATGAGAATAATAGTTTAGTATTATCTCATTTACATCCAGCAGGAAAAGCTTTAAATCAGCTTAGAATGTTGGAAGATGCTGTTGTTATTTACACGTTAACAAGAGCACCTGAAAGAAGAATTTTTTATATTGACGTGGGCAATCTGCCTAAGAACAAGGCAGAACAATATCTTAGAGATATGATGGCACGTCATAAAAACAAGTTACAGTATAATTCGTCAACCGGTGAAATTACCGATTCTCGAAAGATGCTAACAATGACCGAGGACTTTTGGTTCCCTCGTCGTGGTGGAGAAAGATCAACTGAAGTTGATACCCTCGCAGGAGGTAATGCACCAGGATTGAGTGGTAACGAAAACTTAGAGTATTTTCAACGTAAATTATACAAGGCGTTGAAGGTACCTTTAAGCCGTTTAGAACCAGAAGCTATGGCAACCTTTGGTAGAACATCTGAGATTACTCGTGATGAACTAAAGTTTGGTAAATTTATTAGGAGAATTCGTTCTCGCTTCTCATGGATATTTAATATGGTATTAGAGAAGCAATTGATACTCAAAGGTATATTAACACCTGAAGAGTTCGCAGAAATTAGAAATGATATTCGTTATGACTTTGTTAAAGATAATTATTTTGAAGAATTAAAAGAAGCTGAAATTCTAAGAGAAAGATTGAATACTCTTAGAGATGTTTCAGAATACACTGGTAAGTATTTCTCTCATCAGTGGATTACGAAAAATATTCTTCAAATGACTGAAGAAGAACAACAAGAAATGGAAGATGAAATTGCGGCTGAAAAGGAAGCAGGCGGTCATCAAGAGGACGAACCGTTTTAATAATATAAATAAAGGTAATATAGAAATTAAATTAGGGACTAAACATGAAAAATTTTAAAGATCTAGTTTCAGAAGTTGCCCAACCAAAGGCACCTGAAGAAAGACGCTTTAAGGATCAACATACGATTGAGTTAATCAAACATCCTGTTGCTCCTGACCATGTCTTCACAGGTGAGATTCCTGGCAAAGGAGAAGCAGCAAGGCCTGCTGACCAAAAAGGCGATGTAAATTACGATAAAGCGTATAAGAAACGTGTATCACAAACATTGCCTGATAGAGGTACAGGTGATGGCAAATCACAAGAGGAAGTTGAAGAATCAACAACACCTATTAGAAAATCAATTGTAGAGATTCTTGGAGTATCAAACAGCAAAGAAGTTAAAAAAGAAGAATTGGTAGCTTCTTGCGGTTGTGACGAATCTTGCGAACATTGTGGCGGAGAACATAAGGTTGAAGAAATTGGTAAAGAATGTTCTTGCTGCGGCAATGAAATTAAAGGTATGCAGGAAGGTAGTTGTTCAGATGATAAAGTATTAAAAGCAGAAAAGAAACCTGTTAAAAAAGCAGAAACAAAAGAAGCCGATGATACAGAAGCATCTAAAACTATTGAGCCTGAAGTTCAAAAGAAAAAAGTTTTAAAAGGTGAGGACAAACCAAAAACAAGTCCTACACAAGTTACCATTAAAGATTCAAATGGAAAAACAATTCAAATGACATTCAAAGAAATGTTAAATAAAGTTTCAACCGAGGAAGAATTGCTTGAAAGTCCCCAACAAGAAATTCCTATGATGTTGAAACAATTACATTTTATTTGTTATGCCTCAGAAGAAATTCAATCCTATTTGAAAATGGAAGGACAAGATCCTGAAGAATGGTGGCAAAACAAATTAGCAGAAGTATTCTCAAATGTTAAATCTCTATATGCTTATGCAAAAGGAGATCAAATGGTTAATGCTAAACCTTTATCTGCTTCAAAGATTTTTACTAAAGCAGGTATGGCATACGAAAGTATCGAAGCGGGTTCTTTTACATTACAAAACAACGAAGTAATTGAAATTTCAGAAGAAGATGCAGATACTTTAAACAGAATGTTTGAGGAATTAACAGAAACAAACAAAAATGAAATGTACAGTGTATTCATTGCTGATGAAGCAGGATACAACGAAATTTTAGATTTTGCTAAAACAGTATAAGGAATATTAAAGATGCCGAGCATAGTTAAACCACTAAGTGTTCCAGTTAATATAACAAGTGGAGCAAATACAATTTTTGATGCTACTATTGCTTCGGTAACGAATACAGGTACAGTACCTGAATCTATTATTGTAGTAGAAACTGCAGGAGAAGTTTTTGTTAGTCCTGGTGCTACAATTTATGTTGAAAAGGAATCGTCTCATTCACTAACGGCTGCGGGAGCGGCCGCCGCGGTCTGGGCGACAAAGATAGCATATAGGGCATAAACTGATTATAAATAGTTTTTAATAGGGAATAGATATGAGATTAATAGCAGAATACACAGAAGATTTTGTAGAAGTAATTACTGAGCAAAAAGAAGACGGTAAAAAGAATTACTTTATCGAAGGAATCTTCATGCAAGGCGATATTAAAAATCGCAACGGAAGAATTTATCCAAGTGCTACTTTAGAAAGCGAAATGAATCGCTATGATAAAGAATTTATTCAAACTAAAAGAGCACTCGGAGAGTTAGGGCACCCTGATGGTCCACAAATCAACGGGGATCGCGTTTCGCATTTGATTACTGAAATGAAACGTGATGGCAACGATTTTTATGGTAAGGCAAAAATCTTATCAACACCGATGGGGGAAATCGTTAAAAGCCTATTAGACGAAGGAGTAAAGATCGGAGTTTCAACTCGAGGTCTTGGTTCGGTCAAGGCAGGTAGAGATGGAGTAATGGAAGTTCAAAAGGATTTCCATCTTTCTACTGTTGATATTGTCACTGACCCTTCAGCACCAAATGCATTCGTAAATGGTATCATGGAGAATGTAGAATATTACTACGATATTGCTTCTGGCAATTGGAAAGCCACTCAGGCTATCGAAAATATTGTTGAAGAAGTTGAAAAGAAAGTGAATAGAGTAGTAAGGACTATTGATGAAGCAACGGCAACAAGAATGTTTGAAACATTCGTTCGTTCTTTGAGAAATTAACTTTTTATAAATAAAAACAGTCAAGTTTATTATAATTAAATATTTGTAGATTTATAACAAATTTAAAGGAGAAAAATAATGGCAGACGAGAAAAACACATTCGTTGCTGATGATGGTATTTCTAGTGTACCTCAACCTGTGGCACCTGAGGGTGGCGAAGGCAAAAAGGACAAGCTGAAGAAAACAACTACTGACGAGCCAAAAGGCCCTGTAGATGCTAAGAAAGTAACACCTGAGCAAGGTAAAGCTGGAGAGCCAGTTCCTACAGCAGAAGAAGTTGAAACAACTGAAGAAGTCGAAACAATCGAAGAGGTTGTGGTGGAATCTTCAATTGCATCTATCATCGAAGGCGAAGATTTATCCGAAGAGTTCAAAGGCAAGATTAGTCTTGTATTTGAAGCCGCATTAAACGAAGAAGTAAATAAAAGAACTGAGACAATTCGTGAAGAATTAACTAAGTCTTTAGACGAAGCATTGAATGAAGCAGTAACTGAGAAATTAGATACTATTACTGAAAATGTTGATAAGTATTTAGACTACGTTGTTTCTGAATGGATGTCAGAAAATGAAATTGCTATCGAAGCTGGAATTAAAGTTGAAATGGCAGAATCATTAATGTCAGGTCTTAAGAACTTATTCGTAGAGCACAACGTATCAGTTGATGAAGAATCAGTTGACGTTGTAGCAAACTTAGAGACAACAGTTTCTGAATTGGAAGGTAAAGCAAATGAT